GTAACACCCGCAGGGCTTCCTGTGCTGCCGCTGGTATTGATCAGACTACACTTGCCAACTGGCTCAAGGAATATTCAGATTTTTCATACGCTGTAGAAAAAGCGGAGGGTGAAGCGGAGCTACGCAACCTTGCAGTCATCCAAGATGCAACCCGCACCACTTGGCAAGCGGCGGCGTGGTGGCTGGAGCGTAAGCATAAAGCCGACTGGTCATCAAGGGTAGAGCAGACCGGCGCAGACGGTAGCCCGGTCAAGGTGATCGTGGAGTATTCGGATAAGCCTCTTGCCTGATATCCGTTTGGTCTTACCAAGGCCGCATGAAGCCCAGCAGGTCATTCTGCGGGAAGCCAAGCGGTACAACGTCCTTGCTTGCGGGAGACGCTTTGGAAAGACCACGCTGGGCGGTAACCTTTTATCTGACCCGGTGCTTATTGACGGTTTACCCTGCGCGTGGTTTGCACCTACCTACCGCTTGCTGGAAGAGGCATACGCCGATCATAAGCGTATCTATGCACCTGTCATCCGCAGGGCAGTACAAAGCCCAGCCCCGCGCATCGAGCTTATAACCGGGGCAGCTATTGACTACTGGACTTTAGATGACCCTAGCACGGTTGCCCGTGGTCGTAAGTACAAGCGGGTCATCATTGATGAAGCCGCCATGGCACGGCATCTAGAGCAAGCCTGGACTGAAGCCATCCGCCCAACGCTAACCGATTACCGGGGGGATGCGTTCTTCTTGAGCACTCCCAAGGGTAGCAACTACTTTAGGACGCTCTACAATCAAGCCGCTACCGATGATGACTGGATGAGCTGGCAGATGCCAACCACGGCTAACCCTTGGATCGATGCTGAGGAGGTAGGCAAGGCGGGGGAATCCTTGCCATCAATCGCTTTCCGTCAGGAGTATTTAGCGGAGTTCGTGGATGCTGCGGGAGCAAGAATCAAGCGCGAATGGTTGCGCTACGGCGATTGCCCTGAAGGGCTGCCTACCTACATTGGGGTTGACCTTGCGATCAGCACCAAGAGCGAAGCCGACTACACCGGCGTGGCTGTTGTATCCCGTGGTGACGATGGCACGATCTACGTTAGAGACATCAACCGCACCCGCTCAGACTTTGCAGCTGTACTGCGGTTCATCGAAGCAATGGCCGATAAGTGGAAGCCATCTATGATCGGCATCGAGCAGGTGCAATACCAAGCCGCTGTCGTTCAGGAGCTTCTACGGCGCACAAAACTACCGATAAGGGGGATACGCCCAGACCGTGACAAAGTGACCCGCTTTGCGCCTCTGGAGGCACGGTACGAGCAATCACAGGTTATGCATTGCCAAGGACTACCGGCATACTTTGAAGATGAGCTGCTATCCTTCCCGGTTGGGCGGCATGATGACGTGGTGGACGCTCTGGCGTATGCTTGGCAGGTGTGCGGATCTAAGCGTTCTTGGGGTGCCGTCTAGTCCTGTGGGATACTGAAGCCATGGGTATCTTTGACCGCTTCCTCGGACGTAAAGCCGCAGCCAACCCGACACAGGCACTACCGCTGCCGTTGTCTCAATCCAGAGACATCTACCTAACCGGGTACGGCTCTGGTCAGCTGCAAACCTTGCTACGCCGGGCGCTCCCTGGTAGCACGAAAGACTGGGCTAGAGTTGCCGGTGACTTAGGCTTGAATGGCGTTGTCGCTAGTGCGATTGACTGGTATGTCAGGAACTACCCTCAAGCAACTCCAAGACTCTACCGACCGATAGACAGCCAACAGGCAGAGCCGGTAGAAGACCACCCAGTCATTCAGTTGATGGCTCAACCGGATCCGATGATTATGGGTAGCCTTTTCTGGGGCTGGGTCATTCAAGACTACAAACTATTTGGCAACACGTACCTGAGAAAGATTCGCTCTACAACCCGTGGTGTGGTTACTGCCTTACAGTTTCTACCGCAGGACATGGTCAGACCGGTAGGCAACGGCGTAAACCCTTTGACGCACTACATCTACACCACGGACGGCCGTTCCTTTGACATCCCGGTAAGTGACATCATCCACATCCGGTACGGCAGAGACCCTAGCGATATCCGTATTGGCCGTGCGCCGCTTACCGCTGTCCTGCGGGAGATAGCCACCGACAACACCGCCAGCACTACCGCTTACGGACTCTTGGCTAACGGTGCTATGCCGTCTTTGATTGTCGGGCCTGATGCCAAAGAGACCAGCGTAGATATGAGCATGGACGATGCTCGGCAGGTCAAGCGGCAACTGCATGAAGACCTTACCGGGGACGGTTCAGGCGGCATCGTGGTAATGACCGGCGCATACAAGATGGATCGTGTATCCCTTACTCCTTCCGAGCTTGCGCTTGACTCTGTACGGCGTGTACCAGAGGAGCGTATCTGTTCAGCCCTTGGTATCAACCCGATGGTACTAGGGCTTGGTTCAGGGCTAGAGCGCTCTACCTATAGCAATTATGAGAGAGCGCAACAGGCGGCTTGGGAAGACGGAATGGTGCCGTTGCTCCGTACCTTGGCGGATGCTATCACCGCTGACCTACTGCCGGAATATCCTGAAACCCAGCAGGGTGACTTTGTGATGTACGACCTTGAAACGGTCAGGGCGCTTGCCGATGATATGCAAGCGGAAGCCACACGGGCAGAGCGCCTGTACAAGTCTGGCATCATTGATCGGGCTGAAGCCAAGCGAATAGCCGGGCTTGAAGCGGTGCCGGAAGATGAAGGCGTACTGCATCCATCCGCTATCAGCGTACAGGCTGGCACGGGTGCATCCCTAGCAGAGACAACCAACGCGGCAGGTATCTTGATTCGATCTGGCTATGACCCCGGTAGCGTTACCAACTTCCTAAACCTGCCAGTGCAACACACGGGAGCTGCACCTGTTACCCTGCGGGATGAAGCCAAAGCGTACGAGATGAAGTTTGTACCGAACGCTGGCATGGTCGAAGCAGCACAGCGGGCGCTTGATTGGAAGGCGGAAGGTTTCGACGGCGGGACGCGGATAGGCCTTGCAAGGGCTAACCAAATCGTGAATGGTGAGAAACTTTCCGAAGACACGATACTCCGGATGTATTCTTTCTTCTCCCGTCATGAAGTAGACAAGCAAGCTGAAGGCTTCAACGCCGGTGAAGAAGGCTTTCCAAGTCCGGGACGTGTAGCATGGGACTTATGGGGCGGCGATGCCGGGTTCAGGTGGTCAACATCTAAGCGGGACGCAATGCAGCCAGACGGCAAGAGTCTTGATACCGACCACGTATGCACTCCGGGGGTAGTGTATAAGAGCCACCCTTTTTACGGGTACGAGCTGGAGACCAGCTCAAGCGAGTAGACAGCGGGACGGGCAGGATTTATGCTGCATCCCAGAAGTATCGTAACGACCTTTTAGAGCGTGAAGGCGTAGCCATCAGCCGGATGCAACGCGCATACAAAGCCGCAACCAAGGCCAGCATCGACGAGCTTGAAGCGTTAGAAGGACGTATTGCAGAGCGTGAAGCAAACGGGGAACCGCCAAGCGAAACCATACTCTGGATGCGTCAGCGGATCATAGACAACATAGAGGAACTTGGAAAGAACCTTAAGAAGTTCAGCATCGAGGGGGCAGTGATTACAGCCGATGGGCAACTTCAAGCCGCTATCCTTGCTAATGATGCAACGCCGAGCCTTGTGGAAGCGGCAGCGGGTAAAAAGCCCGCCGGGGTTACACTTGGTACTAGCTGGACAAGTCTACCTGAAGAAGCCTTGCAGGCCTTTGTCGGGTTCGCAGGCGATGGTAGCCCTTTGGCTGTCCTATTTGATGCCATCCCACAAGTAACCACCGATGCTATGCAGATGGCTTTGGTGCAAGGTATTTCGTTAGGTGAAGGCCCGCGCACGGTAGCGCGGCGAGTACGCAAGGCGGCAGATATCGGGCGGCAAAGAGCCGAGACGATAGCACGTACTGAGATGATACGCGCAAGCCGTGAAGCCCAGCGGCAACTATACACTGAGAATGGTTCGGTTACCGGATACCGGCGGCAGGCCACGCAAGATGCGCGGGTGTGCCTTGCTTGCTTGGCTCTCTCTGGAACCTTGCAGGCTACAGACACCATCATGCCAAGCCACCCGAACTGCCGGTGCGTGATGATACCTGAAACGCTTTCATGGGCAGAGATAACCGGCGATAGTAGCATCCCTGATACCCGGCCAGAGGTTGCCACGCCTGATCGGATTCTTGCTGGATTATCAGAGTCTGAAAAGTTAGCCATCATGGGGCCTGCAAGATATCAGATGTATCTAGATGGCAAACCGCTTGCCGATTTCGTAGCCGTGCAGGATAACCAAGACTGGGGGCCTACGACCCGCGTACTGCCCTTACGGAGCCTTGTGTAGGTATGTGGGATAGTGAAGCCATGGACTTGCTGACTTCTACCGTAGACAATATCAAGAGCGACCGGCTGGGCTACGTCAAGGGCTACCTGGTTCGCTTTGGTGATACCAAGACCGCCGACCTTGAGGGTGACTTTTTCACGCCTCAAACCGACTACGGCTTCCCGGTTTCCAAGGGTCAGCGCGTACCGCTCAACGTCTACTACCACCACGGTATGGATAGCATGGTAGGCAAGAAGTCTATCGGTACTGGCTACATCAAGATGGATGATACCGGGCTATGGTACGAAGCGCAGCTAGACATGGCCGACGAGTACGGAAGCATGATTGCAAAGCTCTGCAAGCAAGGCAAGATGGGCTTTTCATCCGGTGCCGCTGGTCATCTGGTAGAGCGCAAGAGCATGGGCGGTGCAGCTGAAATTACCCGCTGGCCTATCGCCGAAGCATCGATCACACCGACACCAGCCGAGTATCGCAACACCGTTAAGAGCCTGAAGGAGTACTACGGCATGGAGCCTATGATGGAAGAAGAAGAGATGGTTATGGCTCCAATGCCTGAGCAATCCCCGGAAGAGTACGCCGCTGAGTTATTCAAGATGGCTGAAGCGGATCTAATTCATGAAGGCATGGAAGCCTACTATGAGGCTATGTCTGAGGGTATCGGCTTGGTGGCTGATGCGTCTATGGCCGATGCCATCATCAATGAGTTTGCGAATCGTGCAAAGCAGCTATACGCCATGCACGGTGCCAAGTGTATACAACCCGCATCCCTGCGGGGTGTAGAACGTCGGCTGCGGGATGCAGTCGGTTTGTCACGGTCAAGCGCAAAGCGCTTGGCTCCCGTAGTCTGGGAATCTCTGCGGGATGCAGACCAGCCGGAAGAGCAACCGTCCATCGTAGTAGAGGCGAAAGCCCATGACAATGACGAACGCCAGGAACTGCTGGCACGTCTGGAGTTGCTAACACAACTATGAATTTGACACAATTGCAGAATCAAAAAGATTCTGTGCTTGCTACCGCGCGGGAGCTTGCTTCCGGTAACGGTGACCTTGCACAGGTCAAAAGCCTTATGGCTGAAGCCAAGGGCATTGAAGAGCGTATCGAGACCATCAAGGCACTCGGACAAGGTCACCCTGTCGCAACTGAAGCGCAAGTAGACCAGCCATGGAAGTCCGGCGGCGTTGGTAAGAATCCTTTCTCCGGTACTCGTGATGAGGCTAACTACAAGGCTTACGCTTGGGGTCAGTGGGGACGCTCTATCATGGGCAACCGCAAGGCTGCTGACTGGGTAAAGAACAACCTGAAGGCACAGAGCGAAGGCACGACAACCGCTGGTGGTTTCACCGTACCGGATCCGCTGTCCTCTGAGCTTATCTACCTCCGTGAGCAGTTTGGTATTGCTCGGCAGAACTGCCGCATCTACCCGATGAGCAGTGATGTCCTCAACGTCCCTAACGCAACGGCATCGACCACGGTCTACTACCCGGGTGAAAACACGGCTATTACCGCTTCCGACTTGACCTTTGCACAGGTCAACTTGGTTGCTAAAAAGCCATCGATTCTTACTCAGGTTTCTAAAGAGTTGGCTGAAGATTCGATCATTGACTTTGGTGCAACCCTTGCCCGTGACATGGCGTACTCCTTGGCTAAGGAAGAAGACCGCGTTGTTTTCAACAATGCAGTCGATTCTACTTCTGGTCTTGATGGCATCCTTTATGCTGTCTACAACCTCAACGCAACCAAGGCTAACATTGCTAGTCTTCAGGTCTTCACAACCGGCCAGACAATCACGTATAGCCCGACACTTGCTAACCTTAAGGGTATGGTTGCCAAGCTCCCAACGTATGCACCTAACGCGAAATGGTTCATGCATAAAGAGATTTGGTACAACGCCATCGCTCCTTTGCTTGATGCTTTGGGCGGTAACTCCATTATGGACATCCAAGGCGCATACGGGCCTAACCCTATGCTCTACGGCTACCCGGTAATCTTTGTCCAGAACATGGCTAAAACGCTTGCTGCAACCACACCGTACATCTTGCTCGGTGACTTGAGCGTAGGTACTGCATTCGGTGACCGCCGAACCGTTACGATTGAAGTATCCGATCAGCGCTACTTTGTCGAGGACGCTTTGGCGTTCAAGGCAACCGAGCGTTTCGCTTTCTCCGCTTTCGATGTTGGCAACGTCAATGCCACGGCATCCAGCCGTGTGCCTGGCTCGCTTATCGTTGGAGCATCCGCAGCTACATAAGCCTAGCGGGTTCTTATCTCAAGCCCTCGGCAGACGTGCCGGGGGTTTTCTTTTATGTGGGATAGTGAAAGTATGATGACACGAGCCGAAGCGATAGCGCAGGTATCACTTTTTGTTGATGCCCAAAGTTATCCGCAGATGTCCACAACCGACATAGGGAGCATCCTAGATTCCTACTCCCGGTTCACCACTTGGACGGCTAGCACCACCTATGCTGTCGGTGACCGTGTAGTGCCTACAACGCCCAACGGTAGGGTGTATGAGTGCCGGGTGGCTGGAACATCAGGCACGACACAACCTGATTACCCTGTCTATTCTCCTTACCAAGTCAAGGGCTACACGCTGGAGGATGGGACGGGAGACCCTACCCTAATGTGGGTAGACCAAGGCCCGATCAATGTAGAGCGCTACGATGTTCGCACAGCCACCCGCCAAGCTTGGATGATAAAAGCTAGCCGTTGTGCTAGTGACATCGACGCTAAGGAAGGCACCTCCGATGTCAAGCTCTCACAACTCAAAGCACACTGCCTAAGCATGGCTGAACGATACAGACCTTTGGTGTTCGCATGAGTCCTATCCTACGCGCAACCATAAGCGCTGGCATGGTACGCAACCTTTGCCAAGACCGTGTAGAAATACATCGCTTCACGTTGACCGAAGATGGCAGGGGTGGTGCTACTGAGACATGGCGCAAGGTTGCCGAGTACAACGCCAGGCTAACCAACCAATCAGACACAGAGAGCATTGTAGGTGGTGGCATCCAGTCATCTGCACAGTGGACGCTGATTGTCGCTGTAGGGGCTGATGTCATGCCGCAGGATAGGGTTTACCGGGTAGGCGATGATGCCAAGTATTACGATGTGATCGGGTCAGACTTTGGGCAGACGGAATTACTTGTACAGCACGTAGGGCTGGTGGAGCGTACATCATGACGGCAGAGGCGTGGGTTCCTATTGGCATACAAGCCTTTATAACCGTTACTAGTATCGGTGCCGCATGGGTGGCTATACAGGTCAGGTTGACGCGTCTAGAGACGCAGGTGTCACACATCATCAACACACTTGATGGACAACAGCAGGAAGTGCGCCGCATCGAACAACGGCTCGGTAAACTTGAAAACAAGGTGTCAGCGTTGGAGGCAGTCATAAACAGATGAACAGCATCAGTATCAAAAGATTAGTGGTCGTTGTGATCGTGGCATTCGTAGCTGCTTTCACCAGCGTATTCGGCGATGGCATCAGGACATCGGAAGCACACGACATTGCCGAGCTCGGCGCAGTGCTTGCACTCTACGGGAGCAAGGCGATAGCGGCTGGTGTCTCCGCTGCGGTGTCTAGTGTGCTGGCGTTCCTCACCATGCCGTTCAAGGGTGTGCAGGCCAACAGCCTGAAGGTGGGCAAATGATATTCCAGAATCTGCGCATCGAGCAGGTAACCTCACCGACTCCAGACTGGATTATTTACGGTGAGTTTTACTCAGTTGATGGCGTGAAACTTGGAGACTTTGGCCCTAATGGGACATCTGTATTTGAGTGGTTCACACAACAGCCTTATGATTTTCAATTTTCTATTGTCAATCAATTTGTTATTGTAATGGCTGCTGAAATAGCGAAGGGTAATAGCATCTAATGGCTACAGCATATGTGAGTCCTGTAGGGTCAGCGGCTTATCCCGGTACTGTTGGTGGGCCTACGTCCTTAACTACAGCGTTATCTTCCGCTGCTGCTGGTGACATTGTCTACCTTGCTCCCGGTTCATATCGTGGAACCTTTACACTAGGTGTTTCAGGTACGGCGGGTAATACTATCCAGTTCATCGGAGACCCGTTAGCGAGTCAAGCAATTGGCGGCATAGCGGCTGGTGTTGTAAGGATTACTAACTACTTAGCTGATAATGTCAACCCTACAGATGCCGCACTTTTTACCGCTGTCAGTAGGTCGTACTGGTCTTTCACGGGCGTATATTTTGAAGGGTTTAAAGGGGCAAATGGTGCAGCTCATACTTTAACCACTTGCTCTAACTTTTCATACAATAATTGCGCTTTTATTAATGTCCGGAGTTATGCGCTAAGTATAACTACAACCGCTGGAGTAGCTATAAATGCATCATTTACCAAGTGCATTTTTCAGGCTGTTAGTTTTGCTACTAATGTAAACTGTCCAAATCATAGTGGTGATTACAATATAAATTTGAGTTATACCGACTGCACTGCAAATACAACTCTGGTCTATCTTAATACTTCTAACGCAAATACAAATGCTAATGGAATCACTGTTTTTAACTGTTTCACTACGACCAAAGAAGGGGTTCAAGTTTACTCGACTAATACTACTCATGTCACATCAATAAAAAATTCAGTGTTTTACAGTCCAAATACCTTCGCACTGTATGCACAGGGGACACTGGGTGCAGTTGTGGAGAATTTCAATCTTGTTTTTGGAAGTACTAACAATATCACAGCGGGTGCAAATAGTTTTTATGCAGGCAGTGTTGGTATTGACTTTGGATACAGTGCAATTAATGCCTTGCCCGCACCGTCAATCAATGGGCCGTATATAACATCGAGACTGATTGGAGCAGGTACAGCGACAGGCGCACCAGCCACAGACATTGACAGTGTAGCGTGGTACACCGCGGTGGTAGGTATGGGGGCATATACCTATGCCGCTCGCAACAATGTTGTTGGTTTCATCAATCAACCGACAATAAACACAATCACAATCGCTCCCGCCTCAACATCACAAAGCATCGAACTCTACCTTGGTGCTACAGGGCTAACCTTTGCTACCTCCGGTCTAGCGGCATACTACGTCCGCAATCAAGCGGCTCCGGTGGCTATAACGCTGGTCACGCAGACACCAACAGGCGCGTGGTCTTCTGGTGGCTTTGCTGAGATAAGCTCCTCCCTCGTGCCGGGCGTGTATCGTCTTGATGTCCCTAACGCAGCATTTGCGGCTGGAGCTTCTGATGTCACGATCGTGGTGCGTGGTGCATCTGGCACGAACGGCGCGGTGCTGACTGTCATGCTTATAAACGAACCGACTGACGCAGTGCTTGTACGCATGGGGCCTTTTGAAGTAAGGGCTGACGGCCTTGGGGCATCTGATCCGCTTGACATCCAGACCGGCGCACAGCACGGAATCGATATCCAGTGTGTAGACAACAACGGCGCAGGGATAGACATCACTTCTGCAACGGTTACGGCTAAGGTCTACAACTCTGGGGCAACCTTGGTTGACACTTACTCTTGTACGGCAACCTATGCAGCTGATGGACGGGCTACGTTTACAATCGATACGACCGTGACTAACGTCCCTGGAACCTACACAGCAACGATCACACGAACCACCGGGGCATCTGATACGCAGGTGTTCGGCCCACTCCGCATCTATGTGAGGGATATATAATGAATCTAACCGATGTAATCATCACACCACTTGTGACAAACCCTGCTGACTACAACATCAAAGCAGATATCTATGATGACACGAATACCAAGGTCGGTGACTTTGGAGTTGATGGCATCGATATGTTTACGTGGTGGGTCACGCAGGACGAAGCATTTCGCCTCAACATCGTGAACCAGTTCATCGTTGTAATGGCGCAGGAAATCCTTACAGGAACCGCTGAATAATGGCAACGTATTATGTCCGCTCTGGCGGTAGTGATGGCAATACTGGTCTGGGTGCTGGTACAGGTCAAGCGTGGGCAACCATAGGCAAAGCACTTGGAGCCACCGGCATAACCGGCGGTGATACGGTCAACATCGCTCCCGGCACATATCGTGAAACAGTAACGATAGGTGGCACGTATTCGTCTAATACGTTCATCTATGGCAACCCTACAGCTTCTCTATTTAGTGGTGTAGCCGCTGGAGAGGTTAGGATTACTCCGAGTGGATCGGACAATGCCGTATCAACATCGTTTGCATTGACTGCAACAAGCAAGGATAACCTAAACTTTAGAGACTTGATTATTGGCGGGATGAATATAACGACTTCATCAAACATGACAATCGAGCGGTGTATGTTGTTTAGTACATCTGCAACTACACAAGCATTTGTGTTTACAACCGCGTACGCTGCTGTAAATCACAACACAACAATTAAGCAGAGCATTATTACTGGCACAGTAGCGGGTATTGAATACAAATATTATAATTTTAGTGCGCCTTGGACAGCCGGTCTGTACATTTCTGATTGTTTTATTACTGGGTCAGATGCCGTCTATTTAAACAATGTTCAAGGTTTTGCTCTATATCCAGCGGGGTCAATAGTTATATATAATTCGGTGTTAATGGGCTATAGACCTTTTGTTATGCCAGCAAATTATCAAACTGGTACTTCTACTGGAAACAACATAAAAATATACAATTGTGTAGTCTATGCAACAGGCACATATGCTTTTCAATGCGCACAACCCAGTGGCGTTGATGACAACTATAACCGCATATACGGTTCCAATACCCGGCAGAATGTATCTCAAGGCGCAAATACTACCGTTGCATCGTGGCCCGGTTTGGAGTTTGGTCAATCGCTTCTACAAGGATATGGCCCGATACAAATCTTTGGTAATACGTTCAACAGTCCGAACGCTACAGCGGGTACAGCATCAGGCGCACCGCTTGTCGATTTGTACAATCAGTCGTGGAATGTCACTCCTGATATCGGCGTTGCAATCTATCGAAACATCGGCGGAGTTGGTCAATACCTGCCATCGGAACGCAACGCATCCACGATCAGAATCGCTCCTGGCAGTACATCACAAAGCATCGAGCTCTACTTAGGTGCTACAGGCCTTACAGCCTCTACAAGCGGTCTATCAGCTCGGTACAACCGCACACGTACAGCAAGCGTAAACATACCGCTGGTAGCCCGTACGATAGGACAGGCGTGGATTTCTGGTGGCTTTGCTGAAGTAGATTCAGTTTATATGCCGGGTGTCTACAGGCTTGACCTCCCCGATGCCGCACTAGCGGCAGCGGCAGATGACGTGACTGTTGTAGTCAGAGGAGCGAGCGGTACTAACGGTGCAGTAATGACCGTTACACTTTCAACTGGTGATAATACCGGGGCGGGTGATGTCAGCGGAAACATCTTAGAAATAACTGAAGACCCGCAAGAGGTTACAAACATTTCTGCTTGGACTGGAGACTGGCACACATACGTGATGCGCTTGGTGGATGACAATGGGACTCCATACGACACAACAAACGATACTCTGTCAGTGACTTATACCAATGTTGCTACAGGGTCGGCGTACAGTTTTAATAGCGGTAGTGCAACGATAACCAAGCAGCTCAATGGGCAGGGGATAATCAGTCTATTGAATCCGGCTGCATATCCAACAGCCGCTGTTATACGCATAACCATTGGCGCTGCCATTGGATCCACGGTACGGCGCTTTGGGCCTTTAGAGATTGAGGTGCTGGCACCGTGATAAAGATGAGCTTAAGCCTAAAGAAAGTACGGCTTGATTCTTATCAGAAGAATCTACGCCAACTTTCTGTTGCTGTAGGTAATGCTGCTGCTGGCATCGAAGGAAATGCTAAAGATAGCATTATGATGTCATCTGGGCAATACAAAAAGTATCCCGGACGCAAAGAACATCCACACTGGTCAAGCCCTCCGGGAACTCCACCAAATGCTGATATGGGCGGATCTGGTCTAGCAGGAAGCATACAAAGCAAGATGACTGGCAAGACATCAGCCGAAGTCAATGTCGGTGCAAAGTATGGGGTACCGCTGGAACTTGGATGGATAGCAAAGTCTGGTAACCACGTACCGGCAAGACCGTTTCTGCGTCCAGCGGTTGAAAAGGTAGCGCCATCGTTTCAAGCTGCCGTGAAAGTAATCCTAAAGGGTAAAAGCTAATGGCATTTGAACCAGCGGTAATAGAGCAGTGGATCTACGAAACTCTAACCGGGGATACAACGCTCATGGGTTTACTTGCTCCTGACAATAAGCCTAACGGTTTCCAGATGGGCGTGTATAACACCATAGCCCCGCAGACAGACCCCATCAGCCGCAAGCAACCGATTACGCCTTACATTGTCTTTGACCGTGCAGGTAACGCAGGGCAAGACCAAGACGTGCTGTGCGGTAGCCGGGTCTTCACATACCCGACCTACAGAATCACCGTGTGGGATACTGCAAGTGGTGCGGTAAGCATGAATCAGTCCGCTGCTATCATGTCCCGCGTAGACACATTGCT